GCATGGCTACGCCGTTGACCAGATTCATGGCGACGTGTCAGCAACCAAGCGTGGTCAGATCATTAACGACTTTCAGACTACCGACAACATCCGCGTACTGGTGTTGCAACCACAAGCGACAGCACACGGGATTACCCTAACTGCCGCTGACACAGTTGTGTTCTTTGGCCCACTCATGTCAGTTGAGATGTATACGCAGTGCATAGCACGAGCCGACCGCAAAGGTCAAGACTCGGACAAAGTTACTGTGGTACACATTGAGTCAAGCCCCATTGAAAAGAAATTATTCAAGGCAATGAATACAAAAGTTTCCGATCACGCAATGCTTGTCGGCATGTTCGACAGCGAAGTAAAAAATATTTAAGAAAGGAGTTGCAAATCAATTCAGTCGTGCTATGCTGTCAAACCATTGACAATAAAATAATTCAAGGAGAAGTAGATGTTAAACATAGATGATGAGGAACCTGCTCCTCAGGAAGCACCGACAGACGTCACTGTCCCCATGGACAAGTTGGCGAAGGTGTACCGCAGGATGCAGTCACGCGTACAAGAGTTAACCGCTCAGTACGAGTCTGAGATCGAGGACATCAAGCGTCAGCAAGACGTTGTGAAGATCGCGCTCAAAGACCAGATGCTCAAGCTTGGCGTATCAAGTGTACGCACAGACCAAGGCACCGTAGTGCTGTCTACCAAGACACGCTACAACACACAAGACTGGGACTCCTTTAAAGAGTTCATCAAGGAACACGATGCGTTGGACTTGTTGGAGAAGCGTATTGCGCAGACCAACATGGCTACGTTCTTGTCCGAGAATCCCAGTCTAGTTCCCGCAGGGCTTAACTCTATGACAGAGTACGCCATTTCAGTTCGTAAACCAACTAAGTAATCAGGAGAATCATTATGAGCAATGTAGCTCTATTCAACCCATCCCAAGCCCCCGCGTTCGCAAAGAACCGCACATCGTTGTCACCCATGGCCCGAGCCCTAGCCGGTGGCGCAGTAGGTAACCGCACCAAGAGCATCTCCATCAAAGGCGGTGTGTTTCGTTTGAACGAAGGCGGCAAAGAGATTGCCGCTATCGAAGAGCGCTACCTCGACGTAGTCATTGTCAATGCCGCGCCTGATGTTTCACGCGTGTTCTATGCCAAGGCATACGATGGCGAAGTCTCTGCGCCTGACTGCTGGTCACAAGACGGCAAGACACCAAGCCCTGAGGCAAGCAACCCACAGCACAACAAGTGTGATGGATGCCAACAGAACATTGCCGGTTCTGGTCAGAATAATAGCCGCGCTTGCCGCTTCCAACAACACATTGCTGTAGTGTTGGCTAACGATATGGAAGGCTCTGTGCTCAAGTTGACTGTGCCTGCCAAGTCTGTGTTCGGCAAAGAAGAAGGCGACAACCGCGCCTTGCAAGCATACGCTCGTCACTTGGGCGCACAGAACATTGACCCATCTGAGGTCATCACGCGCATGAAGTTCGACACCAAGTCCGAAGCGCCCAAGCTGTTCTTCAAGGCTATGCGTTGGTTAACTGACGACGAGTTCCCAACCATTCAGGAACAAGGCAAGACAGACACCGCTCTTAAAGCGATCACAATGTCTTTTTCTAAGATGGACAGCGTTGCCGCCCCTGCACCCTTGAAGCTTGAAGGCAAGCGCCCTGCGCCTGTGGTCGAGGAAGAGGAAGCCCCTGCACCCAAGGCTAAGACCAAAGCCAAGCCTGCCCCTCTGCCTGCCGAGGAAGAAGAGGAGCCCGTAGTCCGCAAGGAAGAGAAGAAGCCCAACGCTGTGCCCAAGGCGAAGGCTGACTTGTCTGCCATGGTGGACGATTGGGACGAAGCGGAATAAGGAGTAGATCATGAAACTTATGACACGCGATTCCACTCCAAGAGAGTTTCAAAAGGTTTACCGCCATGGTGATGTTGTTTACGTTCCACACTTTCGTAATAGCGATATGTTTGTAGGCCCCGGATACCCTCGTTTCACAAAACAAATCTACAACGAGTTTGAACTCGTTAGAGGAGGCGCTGTGCAAGAAAGCATGCCTCTGTGGACAAGGGGTAAGTACGGTATCGTTGACGACCGCAACCCATAAATATCGGGGGGAAAGTTTGACAAGGTATGCTTTTCGAAAGCTTGCAGACGACTTGTCATTCCGGTACCCCCACCTACACCATGCCATATTCACAACAAGTAATTGACGCAGTCAAGAAAGCGCCTAAGACGTTGGGTAACCAACTCGGGCGTTGGGCTGTGCATCATGACTTCTCTGCCATTAAGATAGCCAAAGTGACAGGAGCCTCTCGGCAATCTGTTTACAACTGGTTCAATGGCGGTGAAGTATTCGTGGCTTACCGACCCTCGGTCGAAGCTATCCTTAAAATTTTACAAGCGTCCAGTACGGGCGACGAAGCTTGGAGACGAACATGCAAAGCATTCAACCTAAAAACTTAAGCGATGAAGAGATACTGCGTCAGGTATACCTGATGGGTAATGAGATGCTTCCAAAAGAATGGGTGGAAGAACTCTGCACACGCCTAGCGGCGTCAATCGACAAGGCTGAAAACAAGTACGACGAAGGCTTCGCTGACGGTTTTGCTGACGGCACAGAGCACGCAAACGAATTCCCGCTAAATAAATAACCAAAGGATACACATGACATCCGCTGATTTTTTAGCGGTGGTTTTGCCGTCCGAAGGTTTTGGCCTGTATTGCGCGGTAGAACTCACAAAAAAGAAAGAGCATGTATATGCGGCAAAGATTGAGGAACTCATCCCGACGATCGAGCAGTGGCACGCCAACAACTATGACGTCTTCTATGGCGTAGCTACCTTTGACAAGAAGCGCGGCGCTGAAGAAGCTCAGTACCTCAAATCGTTCTTTGTTGACTTGGATGGATACGCCACCAAGAAGGCGGCGGCTGACGCGCTAATTGAGTTCCTGACAAGGTCTGGGCTTGATGCGCTAGGTACGCCATGGGTGGTTGACTCAGGCGGGGGCTTGCATTGCTACTGGCCGTTGAAGGACGAGATTCCTGCAACTATATGGAAACCTGTTGCCGAGAACTTGAAGCGTCTGTGCAAACAGGAAGGCTTCAACATCGACATGACGGTGACTGCGGACACTGCGCGCATCTTACGTGTGCCCGGAACTGCCAACAACAAGAAGAAGTACGCGACGCCACGCCCTGTGCGCGTAGTCCAAGAAGGCGATATTTTTGACTTCTCGACTTTTTCGCCACTTGTTTATGAGAAGTTGGAAGAGGTGCCTGCACCCCCTCCGACCAAGCTAGACCTCCCCGGCCAACGCCCCACGGCGCAGACACGCGGTCAGGTTAAGCTGATTCAAGACAGCTTCACGCTGTTTGGAAACTTTGAGAACCAGTGCGGTCAGGTTCAGGACTACATCGCCACGGCTACGGAAGATGGCAAGGAACCCATCTGGCGTGGGCTCCTGTCTTGGGCGAAGGTCTGTGAGGATGGCGCAGAGAAGGCTGTTTGGTTGTCGGACATGCACCCATACCCGCACGATCGGATGCACCAGAAGCTTTCTGAGATCAAAGGGCCATACGCGTGCATGAAGATGGACAGCGAGAACCCCGGAATCTGCACTAAGTGCAAACACTGGGGCAAGATCACCAACCCACTGATACTGGGGCGCGAGATCAAGGTGGACAACACCGCCAAGGAAATCATGCTATCTGCGCCTGCCGAGGAAGACTTTGACGAAGCTGAGCTTGACTCTGAGGAATCTTACGAGCCAGAAGATACGGGTTTACCCCTAGCACCTAGCGTGGTACGTCCTGTGCCCCCTCGTGGCTACAGCTATGGCGAGCATGGTGGCGTGTACTGCACGCGTACTGAGGAAGACGAAGAGGGCAAGAAGTCCAAGAAGAATATTCAACTGGTTCCCTACGACTTGTTTGTGGTTGACCTTTTGAAGATGGAGAACGACCACTTGGTTCACATGGCCGCTGTACGACCCGAAGGCGTGCAGACGCTCAACTTTCCACAGAAATCTATTGTCAGCAAGGACGAGACGCTCAAGTGGCTAGCCAGTCAGAACATTGTCAGTACCTTTGCGGGTCACGACAAGACGTTGTTTGAGTATGTGCGCTCATGTGTGGGCGAGGCTTCTCAGAACCGCAAGCCAGTCGAGGTGCCGTTCCAATGTGGATGGCAGGCAGATCAGTCGTTTGTTTACAACAACCGCGTGTTCAGTAAAGATGGGCGCGAGACTCGAATTCCTATGCCCGGGCTTGAGAACATCAACCGCAACACAAACGGCAAGGGCGACCTTGATACGTGGCGGCATCTGTGGAAGACGATCTTTGTGGAGAAAGAGGGCATGGAGACAGCCTTGGCTGTGTCTCTGGATTCCTTTGGATCACCGCTTATGCGCTTTACTGAGTACGAAGGCTTTGTTTGGCATATCGGCTCGCAGTGGTCAGGTACAGGTAAGTCTTTAGTTCTAAGTGCCAAGGCGGGTGTGTGGGGTCACCCCCTGCGCTACCGCACAGGCAAGAGTACTTCTCCTGTTGCAATGCAACAACGGGCGGGTTTGCTCAACAGCATGCCGCTTCTGATTGACGAGATCACCAACACCCAACGCAAAGACATGGAGTGGGCACCCGCCTTTATCTTTGACTACGCAGAGGGTCAGGGCAAGGAGCGTATGGAGTCGGGCTCCAACAAGGAACGTATCAATAACAGTACGTGGACTGCTACTTGCACGATGACGGGTAACGAGAAGTTGACAGACTACATGGCAGGGGCACGCAAGCACAGTTCAAACGGCGAGTTGTTGCGAATGCTTGAGTGGTGTCCACACAAGAAACTTATCTGGAACGCAGAAGAGCGCAAGACTCTGCTTGAGATCAAACGCAACTACGGCGTAGCAGGTGAGGCTTGGGTTCGGTGGCTAGCTGTCAATCAGAAGACTGCCGAGGAGATTGTGCGCAAGGTACACATCCATCTGAAAAAGGTCTTTAACTTCAACGACGATGAGCGCTACTGGCATGCGGGTTGTACTACAACTGTGGCGGCGGCTATTCTTTTGCGTAAGGAGTACTCTGGCATCCTCGACGTGGAGATCAACAAGGTCATCAACGCTCTGAAAGGACTTGTGGAGAAAGGCCGTGGCATTATAAAGAACAGTGTGCGCTCTGCTGAAGATGTGCTCAACGCCTACATTGGTGACAACTACGGAAGCTTTATTGTTCTGAAGAAAGTCGAGGGCAGAATCCTAGCAGCGTGGGGCGACAACGGCGACATCGTTGACCGCTCGACCACCAAGAGCAAGGTGCTTGGCAGGGTGGAGCATGGGCTTTTGACACCGGGTTACAGAGAGTTCTACATTGAAGAGCAGTTACTCAAGAAGCATTGCGTGAGCATGAGCTTTGGCTACGACGAGTTCAAGGCGCAGATGGAGGAGTTGTTTACCTGCAAGTACGTCAAGAAAGATATGCTGTCCCGTACCAACGGCCCTGCCATGCGTGTGAACACCATGCACATAACTTTCAGGGAAGAAGTCTTTGATGGTAATACTGTATCCTTGGGCGAAGCTAAAGCCGGGTGAGGGCTTCTTTGTACCGGGGCTAGACGTGGAAAGGGTGAGGGAGTTGGGCTTACGTGCCGCTCTCCCTCACCGCATCCAAGCGCGTGCTGTCGTTGGTATCAAGAACCACCAATTAGGCGTATGGTTTTATCGGAAATTTCCCGCGTCGTATTTGCAAGCCCAATCTTTATCTTCCTGATATTGTCAAGCTGTTCACGCTTGGCTTCAGGCGTCATCTTAGATGCGGCAATTGCTCGTTCGGCCTGTGTCAACATATTCATGTTCGCCTTAAACGTGTCGGCCAGTTCAGACTGCATATATTCTGTGCCGCGCTTGGTTATCAAGGCCTCAGCTTCCTGCACCTTGCCCTCTTCCAACAGCTTATTGACAGTAGACTTGACCTGAGAGATCTCGTTCATGCGCTCATACACAGAGTTGATGATGCCGCCTGCGTCATTGGGTTGGAACGCACCGCCCACGATTGGGTACTCAGACAAGCGCATAACTGCCCTCTCTGGCGTCTCTTTGGATGGCACGCCAAGGCTGATAGCCTGCAAGAAAGCCAGACCCATCGTTCCTGTATAGCCACTGACAAGCGCCTCAATCTTGATTGGGGACACGCCCAAGGTACTACCAACAAGCTTGGCGGCTTCACTGGTGTTGACGCGGTACTGCTCTTCAGGCAACAACTGTTTCTCGCGTGCTGACAGAATGTCGCGGCCTGTGTAGAACGACTTGCCCAGACCTACCTCGATCAAAGGCTTGGCCGCTTGCGGTATGCCGTAAGAAGAACCGCCGGGAATCGTCTGCAACAAGATCTGCTTGAAAGCCTTGACTGCTTCTTCTCCGCCATGCTCAGTGGTCATGCTGTTGTACAGCGCCTCAGGGATAGCCTTAAAGATGTAGCCAATCTCAAACGGCACAGGTACTTTGACGGGCTCGTCCAAGCCGGGCAGACGTATAAACCAGTTACCGTATTTCTGGTCTGGTGTAGCGTTCTTGTAGGCTTCGTCGTCCTCCATCATCACGGCGTAGGCAAACGTAGCCGCCGCCATCATGCCGCCACGCTGCAACATTTTTTCACGGATGCGCAGTTGGTCGTTGAAAGGCATCTTGCCAGACATTGCCTTGTACATCACATTCAGACCTTGGATCTGTGCGTTGAAGAAAGGAATCAGTGCGTTAGCTACGTGCACGCTTGGAGAAGCACCGCGCTTGTTAAAGTTCATGGACTCCAGTGACATGAGCGTAGCCTCCATCTCAGACAAGCCTTGCTCAATGTAGCTGTTGTACTGGGCACGACGTGTGAGAGCGTCCGCCTCCATACCCATAGCTTCAAACCTTCCCAAAGCTTTCATCCATCCGGGCTGACCGTCCGAGATCTCGCGCAAGATCATGGACAAGTCTTCGCTTGTGCCACGGAAGTATTGGCCGCCCACAATACCGCGCTTCTCTAACTTCTCTTTAGCCGCGCCTCTTACCTCACGCAGAACCCCAAGCACTGGGACAAAGTCAGCGCCTGACAGGATAGGAGCCGCCAAGGAGTCACGGAACAACTGCTTAGCCATGTACAAGGGGCTTAGCGTAATAGCTTTACGTAAGAGTTGCGCAGGCATAGCCATGACACGGAACAGGAACGGCATCTGTGTGGGAATACCCTCCATGCCCTTGACCAAAATGTCCGCAGGCACGCCTGTCTCAAACTCTTTGTTGCCAATCATTACCTTCTCTGTAGCGACAATCGCGTAACGGTCATCTCCATCTACTTTAAATTTGACAACGTCTGTGCCCTCAGCTTTTTTGACCAACGTGGCGGCCTTCAGGTCGACCAGTTCCATGACTGCGTTCTTGGTTGCAAGGTTGCGCATGCCCATGTCCACCAACATGTTGGTGTTCTGCACCGAGCTATTCATGAAGTCAATAATGGCTGTGTCACCTCCCACCAACTTGTCTAGGTAAGGCTGCTCGGCAATACTGCCGATGCGGATGGGGCTCTCGTTGCCGATCACCAACTCGACGACACCTTTGCGCTCACGATAGAACGGAATGTAATCGTCCTCTGCCACAAGCTTCTTGACAAGCGCTTTAGACAAAGCGCCAGTGCTGGCTACAAAGTCCAAAAGGTCGCGATTGTACTTGTTGTACTCTGTACGGGCTTCCTCAAAGATGTCTTTAAGCGCTTTGTTTTTGTTAACTAAGTTAGTAACTTCATCAAGCATTTCCTGTGTCAACACAGGCTTGCCGTCTTTGTCCTTACCAAAGTTGAGCGTCTCAATGCCTTTGTTCTTGGCACGAATAGCCGCCATGTAAGTTGTAAAGACTTGGTTTACAGCTTCGCCGTTACCAATGTACTGTTTGGCATCCTTTAATTTATTCACAACACCGGCAATACTGGCTCCGCCTGTTGTCTCAACAAGACGCTCAACACGGCCATCATCACGCTTTATTTCGCGAATTGAGGGCGCTCCATCAGACACTGCCTTAGACACAATGTTCATGCGTTGGTCGTACGAACGGAGGTAGTACAACATCTGGGTGCCTTTGAGCGGCTCCATGTACTTGGCCAAACGCTCAAAGCCTGCAAAGCGGTCAACAAGCTGTGTCTCAAACGCAAGGCCAGTTAAGTTGACCTTGATGCTGTCCCACCAAGTCTTGTCCTGCGCCACGGTTCTAGTAACAGTTGAGCTAACTCTTTCAAACTCAGGGTCTGCAAACTGCGGTTTGCGCGACAACAAGATGCCCTTGGCTTTACCAATTGGCTCAAGATCTATTGCAACAATTTCTGCGCCTTCTTCTTTGTCAGTGTAGTCAACATAGTTGTATGTAGACCTTGAAGTAACAGGTTTGAATCTAGAACCGTGATCTAAAAATTTGTTGCCTGAAATACCGTAAGACGCAAGAATTAAAGAAGCGGAGCGCTTGCCCTGCGAAATTAGTTTAAGCGCTTCGTAAAAACCAGCACCCGTATTTTCACCTGTAGCATTTACTATGCGGTCAAACTGTCGTCTAGCGTCTGGACGCATATCACGAAGGATGCTTTTAAGCGCTTCGTTTACAGGAGCAGGCTGTTTGCTAAGTTGGGAATCCCACAACAAATACGTGTCTTCTGGACGCGTATGTATTGTCCGCATCAATACACCGCCCGTTGTTGGTTCGGGTACGGGCGGCGGCATTTTTGGATTAAATGCAAAATCTTTACTGCTTATTTTCTTAAGTCCCTCAAGCGTAAGAACAGCATCTTTGTGGTATTCAAGATCCGGTTTAAAAACTTGAATAATATCTTCCGCATCTTTTTTTACACCGGCTATTGCATCGTCAAGTTTCTTTTCAAAAGTGTCGGTCGACGTATTTTCTCGCAACGCCCACAACACTTCTTCAGCCGCAAAACTTGTTGGGGTTTTGTTTTTCTCGTCTCTTCTAAACGACATCCTGAGGTCGTTCCAATCGTACCCGTGGAATGTTGGGTCTTTATACGGCGTTTCAAATTTTCCCAAATCCACTTTTGTAAGAAATTGTTTAGCGTCGTCCTCCAAGGGAAGCAACCCCTCGTCCATACCATCGTCAAACCGCGCTAGCGCATCGCTCCAACGTTGCGCAGGAGAGTCGTTGTAGGGGTCAAACATCACATAATCGTGCTTACTAATGTCTGTGAACGACATCAGCATAGAAAAGTCCAACGCGTATTTGTGCGGAATGCCTGCCAACTCTGTGCCTTTGAGTTTTGGGTTTTGCGCAAACTCAATAAAATTGTCGACGGTGTACCCCTCAAACGTTGGCTCCGACGATTTTTTCCATTTAATAATTTCAGGAAGTTTTTCCCACTCGTCTATTCGCCTTTGTTTTCCAACATCCTTGTAGCTTTCGGCAATGCGTTTTTTCTGAGCGCGGTAAGTGCCCCAACTAAAAGCCTGCGCCCCTTCTCCGGTGCCCATAAAGGCAAAGTCAAACATATCAAATCCGGCATGTGTTCCGTGCCATGTGCCACGAAGTTCAAGCTGGGCGCAACCATGAGCAAAGTTAACCAGATCACCGGCGGTAAACTGGCTAGTCGGAATGCCAAACTTGTTCAGCGCTTTCTTAAAGGCGTCAATGATTGAGCTTAACCAGCCGTAAGCAGAACCCTTCTTAGTCCCCAACACTCCAGCCTGTACAGCTTCTTCAACCGCGTATGCCAAAAGTTCGTCGTTAACTTGTTTTGCAGGAGTCTGCGCCGCCTCAACGCGTTGCATAGCCTTGCGGCCAATTTGCGCTTCAATAGAACCGTCTGTGCGTTTAGCCCAACCTTTGACTGTGTCGGCCAAGCGTTTGAACTGCGCTTCGTTAAAGAAGTTGCGGAAGCCAACGTGCACGCCAATCTCGTGGAGCAACACGCCAACGCCTTCGCCTTTACCAATATTGTCTGCAAACAAAACTGCGCGTTCGTTTTCAGCAAAACCTTTGGCGTCTGAAGGAATCTTGTCTACGTACTTTGGGTTGTCTTTTACAAAAGCCGCGACGCTGCTATAGATTTTTACGTTGCCGCGTGCGGTAACGTCGGTGCCCATGGCTTCGTCAAGCTCTTCCTTCAAAGCCTTGGCGGTTGTGTTGTTGGCTGGCTTGCCGCGTGAGAAGTTAAAGTCACCGCCAAAGTCAAAACTGCCTTGTGTCCGGCCTTCACTGCTACGCCCTATGTCAGCTTCTTCGCGATCTATCGCACCAAAGTCAAAGCGGTCAACAATTGTTTTAGCTGGTTCAGGTTTAAACAACCGCTCAATGCTTTTCTCAGACAGTGTGCCTGCACGCAACGGTTTGCCTTTGGCTTGGCCAGTGGAGCTTAGCGTTGTTGCGGCGCTTTGTTTGCGTTTTGGTTTGCCCTCAAGGAGCACGTCTGCTTGTGCTTCAATAGATGTAATTGTTTGCAACACACCAACTTTTGCCTGTGCGTTGATAACATCTTGGAAATCAGACTTGGGGTCGTTGATGATCTTCTTGAGCTCAGCTTCAGTATTAGGGCCGGGGATACCTTCGGCCTCAAACAACAAATCAGCAATTTGATCGCCGTATGTTTTAAATATCTGTTCTTTGCGAGCGGTGCGCATAAACGCGTCTTCTTCGCGCTCCAATGCTTCCGACGCTTCCTTGCGCAAACGATCTGCTTCTTTCTCAGCAGAAGTCTCAATGCGGTCAACTTTGCCTTCTTCGCGTTTGATACCCTCACCACCAAGCTTGTCCTTCCAGAACTCTTCCATCTGTTGTTGGTCAGATTTGGCAACTTCTTTAAATTCTGTAGCCCGTTTCTCAGCAGCTTTAAGCGTTGCTCGTTGAGCATCGGCATTCTTTTTGGCTTGCTGGTAAGCAAACGGATAGGAACCGGGTCTGTCAAGAACGCTCTCTCCGCGCATGTTGGCAAGGCTGCCTTCCAACATTTCTAAATACTGACGCTCAAACTTAACGTTGCTGTCAAGCATGGCTTGCGCTACGGCGTAGCCGCCGTCGTAGTCTGTTGCACGCTCATCCACCAAGTCTTGAAGCTCTGACTCTTGTTCCGCAACTTGTTTTTTAAGGTCGTCAATAGCGCCCTTCTTTTCTTCGTAACGGAACAACTCGTATGTGGCAAGCTCGGTGCGGTTAGCACCATTTTCTTGCGCCAGCACCGCATCAAAACGTTTCTTAATCTTGTCCAATTCTGCCTGTTCTTTGGCAAGCGTTGCTTCTGCCGCCTTGAGGTTGTCGCTCGTCTTAGCAATGACAGGGTCTAGCAAGAAGCCCAACGCTTCATCCATGTCTTCACGAGCGCGTTTAATGGATGCTTCTACAACGGTTTGGTACTGTGAACGTTGTTGCTTAATGGCTATCTCAGAATTAAGAATTGCTTTTTGCGCGGGGTCTATGATTGACGACTTTCGCATAGCTTCTTTAACTTGCTTGATAGCTGTGCGAAGCGGTTGCAATCTGTCGTTCAAAGCTTTTGCTGCTGCGCGGACATTTTCGTTGGTGTCTTGCATAAACGCCAACAACTGATTATCTGTGTCGTCGAGACGGCGTCCGTCCGCCAACAACTTCACGGCTTCGTCAATTTCTTTTCTGTATTTGGGCAGATGTTCTGTTTTAAATTCTCTTACCAAACGATCAGCGGTCTGTTGTTCTTGCGCAGACATGGGCTGAAGCGTGCGGTACTTTTCTAAAATAACTTTTTCTTCCGGAGTTGTGCCTGCTTCTGGCATGCCCACAAACACTTTTGCCAACGCTTCGTTAGAATAACGGCTTGTATCTTTCCAAAAGTATTGCGTGTCTGCAATGATGCTGTCGCCGCGTTCTTTGACTCTTTCAAGAAACTGCATGCGCTTGGCCACGGTTGCTTTTTTGGCAAGACGTTGTTGCTCAGACTTTTTAAACAAAGCGCGAGCTTTATCTAGCGCTTCCCACACAGGCTTCATGCGCGGTGACTTAGCAAAATTCTTTGGTGTTGCGCGGATATAGCCCAGATCTTTTTCTATCTCAGGGAACAGCGACTTCTGACCCTCAGGCACAGTCTCAGTAGCGCGGATAGCGTCCTTGATGGCTTGAATGTCTACCTGCTTAACGTCGCGTCTTGCAACGATGGCGTCAACCACAGGCTCAACTTTATCCAAAAGCTCGCGAGTAGCTTTGCCTGCGTCCATAATATCAACGGCAGCATTAAGCGCATCACGAGCACCGGGGCGCATGCCGCCCATCTTAGACATCTTGTTGCGCACAAATTCTGTACGGCGACGCAGTTCTCCGCCAAGCGTTGTGGCTGTCTCGCCACGGGCTTCAGCAGTCTTCTTGGCTTCCTCTGAAGCAAACTGAACGTTGAGCGGTTTGGCTTCCACCTTCTCAACTTTGCGCGGCGCTTCGTCTGTCAGCTTGTTTCTAGCGGCATTGATAATTGCTCTGAAATGTTTGATTTCAGCTTCGCTAAGTTTTTTAACACCACCACTAACCAGACGACGCTCAGTAACCGCAGAGCGCACAATCTTGTCGGCACGCATCTGGGCGGGTTCAATAATCACATCTTCGTAGACAGGAGCCGCGCCCTTTTCTTTGGCACGCTCAATCCAGTTGTTAAAGGTATCATGAAGTTTAGACGCGGCGGCAAGGGCTTCGTCTGTTGTCAATGCCGGTCTATTTAAAGCACGACGGTTGATTGCGGCTTCTTGCAAAGCACCGGTAATATATTGTGCGCGAGCTTCTTCTGCCTTTTTAACCAAACTTGCTTCGGTTGTTTCTGCAACGCCTTTACCAAAACCAACAAGTCTAGTTTCCATTTCTCCCGTTTCAGGGTTGCGAACTTGTTCAGTTTCTTTGCCAAGCGTTAGTTGAGACCTTACATCAGATGTAGCGTCTTCTAATTTAGCCATAGCTTCTTGTTGAGCACGACGAGCAGTAATCAACTCACGGGCATAAGACGCACGAGTGTCTTCCTCGGCAGGGCCGCGCTTCAAACCTTTGGTGTCTGTACCAGCAGGCTGTTCTTTAGCCATTGCGTTAAGCTGGTCGTTTGCCGTGTTCAGCCTTTGGAATGCATCCATTGCTGCATCTCTATTGCCTTGACGACGGAGTGCGCGGTAGTCTCTATCTGCTTGCTCCACAACGTCAAACAACTGGTCTACAGTCTTACGCACTGTAGGTGCTTCGCGCAATGGCCTGAGGTTTTCATTGACCTTAACTGCACCGGGCTGTCCGGATAAGGCCTTCTCAAACATTGGGTCAAGATAGTCAAAGTTTGGCTCAGCCGTTCGCTTCTGCTCTTCAACTTGTTCTTCCGATGCACGCAACAAAGCAAACTGGTCTTTCGGCGTAGTAAGCTTTTGTTGGTCAAGCGCCTGTTCTTGCGCACGCTGTTGCATAGCGGTCTTGGCTTCTGCTGCTATGCGTGTTTTTAAAGAGTCGTAAATCTCTTCGCTGCGCAACAAAGGCTTGTTGTCCTTTGTCATTGGCAGACCTTCTAACGTAGGCCTTGTTTGTACAAGCTGTTGTGCAGAAGCAAAGTCTTGCATCAAATAATCTGTGTAGTCTTTGATAGCTTCCGACTTGTACTTGGGCGCGTAACTGGCCGCAGTATTCATCTGGTCATTGGCCAAAGCAATACGCTGGTTGCCGTACTCTGCAACTTGTTGTCGAGGAGTCAGCTGAACTGGAGGCTTAGGCGGCTTAGCAATCTGTTGTTCATACAACTCAGGCTCAAGCGCTTTCTTCTGCTCTTCTGTCTCTGGCTCCAAACCAAACGCATACTCTTGTGGCGTGAGCTTGGCAACACGCTCTTGCTCTGCCATCTGGCCAAGCATGCCTTTGGCTTTGTAGTAGTCCTCAGAAAGAGGCGTAATCTCTTTTGTCAACTCACGAAGTTGTGCATTGATCTGCGTGTTAAACGCTTTGTCCGCATCGTATGTGGGAGAATCTTTTGCTACTTTCTTAAACTGCGCGATCAAGTCTTGCTTTTGTTTAGCCAGTGCGTCGTACTTCTGCACAACTTCTTGTGCGTACTCAGGGGTTGTCTTACGCTTGCGCTCTTCCTCAAGGCGTTGCTCTTCCTCGGCACGAAGTTTTGCAAACTCTTCTTGTTGGGGTGTACCCGCACCTTTGGTACGACGACCAAGAGCCAAGTCAAATAAGCCCTGCGCTAACGCACCCACCGCGCCGCCATAAGCAGCGGACTCGCCAACGCCTTCAATGATTTCTTGGTCAGGCTTGTAGATGCCTTTGGAAATTAAGTTCTGTGCAGCTTGAGATGCGGCTTCTTGTGCGGCTTCCTCACCACCGGCCATCAATGCACGTTTAACATAGGATACAGCGCCATCTTTAACAGGCTCCGATATGCGTCCCAGAATACGGGCGGGGGCAAACATTTCGCTGATACCAACGACTGTACCCAAAGCGGTCGCACCTGCGCGTTGTCCTTCTGTGGCTCCACCCTCTTCGGCACGAGTACGAGCTTCTCCGGCACCTGCGCCAGCACCAAGCGCACCCATACCAACACGCCCTGCGGCCCCCAGTGGGCCAAGACCTAAGAACGGGATAATTGAGCCAGCAGCTTCGCCAAACTTACGCCCAACAGTGTCCTCATAGCCAGCCGCAGCTTCAAACGGTTTCTTGGCGGAGCTTGCAAGACTTGCAATACCAGAGCGTGCGGCTTTTTCGGTTTCTTCAGGGAGTAATGCAGACGCACCAATAGCAGCGCTCTCGACCAAGTTGATAGCACCGGGGGCTAGACCTTTGAAGAACTCTTTGGCTTGACCGCCAACCGTAGTTTCTTTTCTAGGGGCTTCTTTTGCGCCAAAGGCTTCCGGATACATGCGCTGTGCCCGCTCCCACGTTTGTGCAGGAGTCTCACCCTCCCTAATGGTTACAAATCTACCGTCTGGTAAAGGGAGCGCTTGTGGCATGGTGTGTCCTAATTGTGCGGCTTGAGATTAACCCCCGATAAGGCCGAACCTACCGGGGTGTTTGTATTATGACATCAAGGCAAAGCGCTGGCAACATTGACAGGTTTAAAACCGCCTGCCAGTTGTTCTTTTTGTAACTGTCGGATAGTGGCAGCTTTAGCTCTTTCTGCGGGATCTTTAGATGTTTCCAACGACTTGAGCAAAGCTTCTCCAGCAAAACCAGAGTATTCTTTTAATAGCGTTTGTATGCCTTTACCCTCAGGGCCCATCACACTTGAATAAAACTCAAGACCTTTTTTGGGGTCTCCACCGCCGATGTTGCCGTAGAACTTAGACTGTGGGTCAGGCGCGTTAAGTTGAGTAATCAAACGAGCATTTGCGGCTGCCTCACCCATCCCAGCAATTTTCTCACGCGACGTATTAGATGATATGGTATTAAAGATGTCCGATGAAATCTTAGCGCCAGTGTTTGTAATCTCACTAATAGCGGCAATCCCAAAACGAGCGGAGGCTTGTCTAGACGTTTCGGCTTTTTCCTCAAACGATTGAGCTTTGTCAAAATTACCGCGATCTTCTGCACGACGCGCTTGCTCAATGTACTGCATCTCTTTGTTGCGTTCTTTGGCAGATTTTTTAAGATCTTTCATGGCGACGTTGTAGTCGTCCAAGCCCAGCAGAGATCCTTTAGCAATATTTACAGCAGCATTTGGCGACTCGCCTGCGGCAATGCCTAAGAAACCCTTGAAGAGCGCCATCAAACCGGCCTTTTCTTTGTCGGTAGCATCTTGCAGTTCTTCTTTTTTCAAGGTCTGCTCGTAGCCAGCAAACGCAGGGCCTTGTTTTTTATTAAATGCTTCTAGCGCGGCAATGCTTTTTTCTTTGGCGTTGGTGGCGTCCATCTGCTCTTGTAGTACTGTGCGTTTAATATCGCCTATACGTTCTTTTGAGCTGGAGAATTTCTCGCCTAACGCTGTAGCCTCGTCAATAGTGGGCGCTTTTGGTGCCTTGTAGCTTGTAGGCAAGTTAACCACTGGTGGTACAGGAGGCTTATCCTTCTCGGCTTTGTCGGCGGTAGCTGCCTTGTTTCTGCCCGCTTTTTCTGTAGCCATCAAAACTTCGTCTGGGTTTACAACGTCTTTGGGAGCGCCCATTGGTTTCTGAACAGGCTGCTTAGTCATCTCAGCTTGGTAGAACGCTTTTTCTTCTGGCGTGGCAATACCCGTGTGGATGCGATAAGCAATCTCACTTAGCGTGGCTTGTTTTTTCTTGTCTCCCAAGTACCCTGAAAGCCGCTCAAACATTGTTTGATTCTCAGGAGAACCCTCTTGCGTAAACGTTTCGCGAGGCGTAACTGCTTGAAAGTTGGGGATGTTGAACATCGGGTTACTGCTTACAACACTGCCGTCGCCGCCGATAGATCTTGGCGTGCCTTGATAACGAGGAATGTGACCGCCATCAGCCATACGAACCACAGGCTCGCTACGCTGGGCAAAGTCGTACATACCGCCCTGCGCCATGCCATTTTGTCTTGGAACATCATCACCGTCGCCGTAACCTGCAATACCACCATCAGCCATGCTCTGTATGTTGGGCGCGGGGATCTGTGCAATACCTTGGTTTTCTGGAAGTTGTTGCTGAGCCATCATAGGCGCGGGAGCCATTCCTGCAATGCTTTGGTCTGCCACTGTAGGCTGTTGGCCCACTTGTCCTTGTGCTGCCGTGCGTAGAGACTTGCGGCGGTCTGATTCTGACTTTGCCAATGACAAAATGTAAGGGTTGTTTTTATGCAACATTGCATACTGCTGCAGTGCTGAGTCCGGCTGTAGACCAGCCAACGTCTTTGTAATCAGGTTGACGTCAGGCGTGCCAATAGGCGTCTGTTGTGTATAAGCCATGTTTAATCCTGACCCATTTGATAGAGAGTTAAATCAGCCAGACCAGCGGGACGGCGTTCTAAGTCGCCGGTAGCTCCACCCTTGGCACCAAATAACTTAGCACCAGTCAGTGCTGCACCGCCAAGACCTGCAATCTGAGACACGGCAGACGGTGCTTGTCCATACATTGCGGAAGATTGCTGAGTCAAAGGCAAGCCACGCAGCATGTCGGACATAAAGCCCAACTGTTTGTACGGGTAGTTCTGAGCGTTCAGATAGTCTTGATACTCGGTGTTTAACGCATTCTGCATCTGCTGTTGTTGCTGGCCACCAAACTGGTTCTGGATGTTTAACAACCCGACGTTCTGTCCGTACTGTGTATTACCAATATCAGCCAAGCTCTTAGCGCCCGACAGGGCTGTCTGTAGGCCTTGAAGTCCTAGCCCGGCACCGAACTGTTGCTGTTGAGCGTTTAGCTGTTGTCCAGCTAAATTTTGTGCTTGGGACTGATTAAACTGTCCCATAGCTTGTTGATACGCGTTTTGTAAACCTTGCGCTTGGATGTCGCCCTTTTGACGGGCTAGGTTGCCTGCAGCCTGACCGCGCATAAGATAGTCACCACTACCGCCAAACGCTCCGCTACGAGCGGCTTGGGCTTGCTGTGCTTGTCCTGCAATAGCGGCTTGACGAGTTGCGTCCTGTTGCTGGCGCTCCACCACATTTTGCATGTAGGGAGACATGTACGCTTGAACGTTGTTGCCCGTGAACTGTTGAGTTTGGTATGGGTTAAACGTGTACTGCGTATTGAGTGCGCCAAGACCTGCCATACCCGCCATAGCGGTGGCATCACCCAACTGAGGGGCAGTCTGCATCAAAGCCGCATTTTCGTACGACTGCTGTTGCAAAGGTGTGAACTGCGCTTGACGATCCCGCATGTACTGCATGTACGGGTTTTGATTAATGTCGGTTAGACCTTGGGCGTTGCCGAGCAATTCCTCAACGTACGGCTTAGCGTAGTCGGGGATTGTGACTTGCGTCTGTTGTATCTGTTGTAGTGATGGTTCAGCCATGATCTATTCCTTACGCGGGAAGATATTTATCAGCGCGGGAGTTAGCCGCTACTTTGTTTTTACCTGTGGTTTTACCCCGTGCACGTTGTACACGATCCATCATGGCATAAAGCTTTTTAGCGCCTGCCTCTGTAGAGCCGTTACCCAACTCAGACACAATACGTGCAGGAATCACAAACTCACCATCGGCAAGACGTGCGGGTTGTTGTTTACGGCCAATCGTTGCAGGGATGCTGTCAGACACGCCATCACCGGGGCCTCTGAGCAGACGGCCACCGTCTGAGTAAGAACCCAACGAGCCAAGACCACCGCCCATGGCGTACCCCATCATGCCGCCGCCAGCGGCAAGTTCTTTACCAGTAACGTCGTAGCGTTTGCCGTTGCCAGCCAAATAAGTGCCGTCTTCTTGCAACACAGCAGTATATGTTTGCGTGTCGTAGCCAGAAGAATCAACAATCTCAATGGTTTTAGCTTTGGTCAACTCGGTTGTTTTTGCGTCTGCGGGAGTGCCTCTTGTTGCGCTCGATGTTATTTCCCCATCTTTGCCATAAGATAAAAACTTAGGTTTGTATCGATTGGACTCTGTAAAGTAAGGCTGCATCAACGGCCTGCTTCTTGCCGCGTTAGTTTGCGCTAAGTTTTTACCTTTGCCCATCAGGAAGTTATACGCGTCTAACGAGTCATCCGTCAGTTTGTTGTACGCAGCTTCATGCTCAGCCGGAGTTTTAACCACGGGAGATGTGTAGCCCAAACTGCCGCCACCTTTGGTGTACGCGTCTCTTACTTCGCCCATGCCTGAGAAACCGCCATAAGGACGATACGGAATGTTAGGCGTTACCGTGATTGTGCCGTCCGGATTGCGAGTAATATCGCCGGGATTTGTAGCGTTGCCGTAAAAACCACCGGGGATTACGCCAGCAGGCGGTACAACAGACGGTACAACAGGTGGTACAACAGGCGGTACAGCCGTAGCTTTTGATATTGTGTTGAAATTAAACTTAGAAGCCGCGCCGGGTGCTTTTAATTGCGAAGCTTGGTAAAGGTCTAGTCCTAAGTTAGTACCGCCTTCAACTAACTGTGCAATTGTTTTTCCTGTTTGCTTAACAACATCTGTTTCTGTAAGTCCTTTGGCCGCAAGCAATGCTTTTGCATCGTTGATTGCTTTAGTAGTAGTAGCCGTAGCTTCGCCTTTGGCATAAGTTTTAAAGCCGCCGTAAATATCTTGCGCTTTGCCGTATGTGTTCATTACAGCATCATTAACCGCGTCTTTGTACCATTGTTGCTGTCTATCAGATGCAGTTACTTCACGGCCAAGCGTATTGCGTACCCATTCGTCTGCAATATCGCGTGCGTTTGATGACTTGTATCCGCCAAACTCTTTTACAGCATCATCGAGTTTAATATTGGGGTTTACAATTATTTCGTTGTTGGCTTTTGCATTCTGTATAAAAGTGTTGAGCATTTCCTGCCCAGTGGACTTACCAGTCATAATTTGATTAGTCCAGTAATCCAAGCCGTTGGGGTCTGGATCGCGGCCAAGTACATTACGGAAAACGTTACTTACAACTGACTGGGCATTTTGTGCCGCTGTTACTTGCGCGGGGTCTACATTAAACTGTTTAGCCGCCGCTGCAATACCTGCTGCATCAAGGTTGTTGTTTGCAATGTAGTCGTTAATGTTTGCATACGTGTATTGGTTTGTGTACGCAGGGGTGTTAGCACCGGTGATGCCTGTATTTAAAGCGGCTATACCAGTATTAGCGCTCCCAGTGTTTCGTGCGTCAATCTCTGCTTGCGCTGCGGTTTGAAATTGTGCAACTTCGTTTGCATCAATCGTGGGGCCAAACAAATTCTGCCAATAACCAGCAGCGCCTTCCGACTCTACACCACGACCAAGAACACCTTGATATAAATCATTGACGGATTGATAGCCCGTACCAGCAGAACCCCCACCACCGCTAGTATCCATCATTTGAGTTGGGGCGGTTGTAACAGGGGCCGTGGCTGCCAAGTATCGTTCATTGACGTTTGCGTAATCTGTTCCAGTTGCGCGGGCTACTTGGTCGGGGGTTACACCCGCTTGTTGCATAGTTTGAGCAATTAAAGTGTCGTTAGCGCCGGGGTTTGCGTTGAACCAACCAAGGATGTCGGCGTCACTTACACCACCAGCGGCATAGCCGGGTACGCCACCACCAGCCAAAGCCACAATGCCACCACCAGCCATAGGCGTAGGTTGACGCTGATCTAACGTAGCCATCTGACCTGTTTGCGGGTTTGTGTATGCGTCAGAGAAGTTGCGGTTACCAAATTCGCTAGCCTTAACCGGTGCTAAAGACTTATAGGTCTGGGTAAAGGGGTCGTATAACTTCTGACGAATGTATGCGGGGTTAGTGTCCACCGGCATCTTGGTCGTTGTTGGAACCATAGCCCCTGCCATGATAGGAGTAGCAGCCGCGCCTAGATACTTTAAATTATCTTTGGCAAAAGTTCCTAATGTAGAAGGGCTGGATGTGATTGCCCCAAGCCCCGCGCCCATTTTGTCAAAAGTTGTAGCGCCTGCCATTTGTCGGGCTATTGAATCTTTTGTGAACTGTTCAGCGGCTTGCGCAGGGAGCGCCTCTCCCAACGCTAAGTTTGCTGCCCCTAACTGCCCTTGAGCCGCCGTAGCCGCCCCAGCTTCTAACGCGCCTGTACCAGCACCCATCAGGCTTTCGCCAAGACCTGCTCCACCATAAGCACCCAGTCCGGCCATGAGGCCGCGAGACAAGCTACCAGTAGCCAAAGTGGTGATGCCGCCCACAGTCAAACCGGCCATGCCTGCAGACATAAACCCACCGCCCAATGCTGCACCAGCAGGGCCTAAGAACGCTCCAAGGGCGATAGGGGCAACAGCTTTGAACAAGTCCGACAGCATGCCCGCTTCGGGCAAACCTGTCTCTGGATTGATGGTCAACGAACGACCATTAGCTTCGGCAAAAGACTGTAAACGCTGGACTTCATCCGGCGTCATGTGAATCAGCAGGGAATCATCGCCACGGCCTTTGCTGGCAACCATGTCGGCAAACTTGTGTAGGCTCATTTTTGCCTCTCAAAATGGGGGTTGTTTGATAATATCATGTTGGCAGTGCAGACACAAATGTTATTGACCCGATTGCCGATGGAACGGCGGGGTACGCCATAGGACTTGTTTGGGCTGCGCGGTAGTCAATGTAGATTCCTGTTGCACCGCCAGATGTAGCGGCTTGGTCTGTGCCCCACCACAAACCAACAGAATTCCCAGCTTGCAGCGTAAACACAACTTCAGAATACCCGCAAACAAAGTTTGGAAGCAGTGCACTTTTACGGGCCTGTAGGGTAAAAACAGTTGTTGAATTTGGCACATCATCAGCGGATGTGGAGCCGTCTATGCGCAGCCAAACAATAGCATCATGAATAGCGTTGTCGTTGTTGGCGAACTGAAGGCTATAAGTTATTTTGTAGATACCCGGAGCCTGCGCCGTGGCCGTATTGTTTGCATTCAACGTAAACCCCGTACCCGCGTCTAACGAATTCCACTGAACTATGGTGGGGGTGTTAGCAGCCGTAGCGTATTGAACGGCACCATCAGATGCAGCGATGTGAGGGAACGCAACGTACTTGCCACCATCTGGGCCAAACAATTCCCCAAACGCATTTTGCAATTGATTAAAGTACAGACGCAAAACGTTTGTAAACTGATCCTGATACCGGCGCTCGTATTGATCCGTACCCAACGGTAAGTTGGGTGGTGCAGGGGTAATGATCCTGTTCTTGGATGTCATTAGCGCCTGCCGTCAGGACGAATATCTATACGAGGAGCGCCTAACTGCCAGACCGTGTTGATCTGGTTAGAGCTAATTTTGAAGATCATCTGGCGACCACGCATACGCGTAAAGATCATGCCGGTAAACTCTTCGGTAATAACGTATGTATTACTTTTTGCTACAGGTTGTGAAGCTGTACTTGTAACACCAGAGCCAGAGTTGGCTAGCCCTTGTAGAGTCATGGCCACCGAAGGTAAAGCACCCGTAGGAGAGTTCTCAGCGTTCTCAAAGGTCAGATCAGGAAGGACGCGCCACACAAAACCAAAATTATGTCCGTCGCCAATGTCAAACTCTGAGGAGGAAATGTAGGCATCAATAGCTGTAGTTGTTCCTGTTTCATTGTTGTTTAGCCCATTCTCGTGATACACCAAGTTGTTGCTGTACGTAGCCGCCAAGGGGTAATCAAGTAAGCCCGAATCTAGCCACGCTGTTCGTGCCATCGTGCCGTAGTACCAGATTTTTTCTAAGTAGTTGTAGATTACGTAACGGTCAATGGTGAATGAATTGGCAGAACAGTAGAACCACCAGACTTCATTAAACCCTTCGTTTGTTCCCGCAAACACTTGTGCTGCTTGAGATTGATTAAAGTCACCAAATATGTGGCGACGCAGGTCGCAGTTAAGTGTCTGCACACGGCCATCGTAGGAGTAAAACTTGTCTACGCCCATCCAGTACACGATACCGGAGGCAATCACAGCAGCGTTAGGGCCTTGGATTGAAATGTTGTCACCAAGCAACTGCGCTGCCCAGACGTATGGGGGCCCGAGGTACTGAAGTGAATAAATGCTGGAGTCGGTAAACACTGTAATCTCTTGGCGGGTCTGTACTGTGGCCACAATTTCAGAACCATGAGATAGTCGGGTAAACCCTGCCTGATTGGTGGGGTCTGGCGTCCAGTTGTAAATATCGTCTTGCGCTGACCAGCGGATCAGCATAGGGTCAAGCACTGCACTGCCGT